AATGCACCACCAACAGCTTTAAGAGGCAATCCTGGTGCTCTAGCCATCATAGCTTCACCACCAGTAATCATAGAAGGAGCAAGGGCTTTTAATCCCATTGCGCCAGCACCAACTACTCCAGTTGTTTCGGCAATCTTTTTAATACGTTCTTCAATAGGAGCTTCTTGTGCAGAACCTTTACCAAATACAAATTCAGCAACTTTAGTAGCAGTTGTACCTTCACCTTCAGCAAGTTGCTTACGCTTACCTGTAGGATACATTAATGCTGCTTTACCTTCAGTTTCAGAAATAGGGCTTATTCTTGTTTTTTCAGGAACTAAACTAGCAAAGTCTCCAAAGTCCTGAGTTGGCTCTGAACCAGCTTTTGATGGAACAAGCGATGAAAACTCTCCAAATTCATTTGCCATTACAAGTCCTTGCCAGTTAATTCTTTATATTTCTTAGCTACAGCGTCTCTTGGTGCTCCTGCCGCAATAGCTGCATCGGCTTGTGCTTTAGCATTTTCAGATAGTGCTGGTTTGGTTGTTTCGGTCTTTTTAGTGGCAGTTGGGTCATAACCATAAATTTCATCAAACTTTTTACCAACGCCTTTAAGACCAGGATACATTGATTCTTCCATTTTATTACGATTTTGAAAGTCGCTTTGAACACCAGAAATACGCTTTTTAAGGGCATCTGCAGTTAAACCTCTCCAGCCATACAATGGTTCAAGAATCTTTTGTTCTTGTGCTGTTAATGCTTTACCACCAAGTTGAAACTCAATTGCTTGAATACGAGCAAGTTTTTGAGACAATTCAGGAAAGTTTGTTTGCAAGTTAGCAATAAGCTGTGGAGTAAATCTAGTTGTAGGGTTAATTAACTTAGAATATTTGGGGTCTGTTAACAACTCTTTGATGTCATCAATATTGCGAATTGTTTGATAACGTGCAGTATATCCCTCACGCTCATCTTTAGTTGGAGGAAGTTTACCAGTAACTCCTCCGTCTCCATCACCTTCTTTTGCCTTTGCTTCTTTTTTAGTTAAATTAAATCTTAAATTTTCAATTTCAAGTTTAACTTTTTCTTGTTTTTGAGCCTCATCAACAACACTATCTTTAATTTTTTTAGGAATTTGTGGATTGTTTAATAATTGTTTTTTTAATTCTGGAGTAAATGTTTTTGGAACCCACTCTGGTACTGGAAATCCAGTTTCCCTTTGAAAAGAACTTCTAGCAGCGTCTAATTCTCCTTGGCTTCCTGCATTGTACAAAGAAGACAAGCCACTTGATTGTGCAGATTCTAATGTTTTTTCAGCTTCAGTTCTAAATCCTTTTGCAGCATTTTCAGAGCGTCTAGCTTCAGCACTTAAATCACTAGCTTGTTTCATCATTTGACCAGATTTTACTGGGTCTCTTAATTTTAAAGCATTTGCTTGTTTAATTAATTGTTGAGATTGTCCATCAAGAGTTTGTGCTCTTTGCATATCTCTTTGTGCTGATGTAAGTGATTCATTTATTTTTCCACCTACAGTATATGTACCATTTTCATTAATTAGCTTAACATTTGAAGGCAATAAAGAACCAGCCATTTGAGCTAAAGGTTGTTGTTTAAAAACTCCTAATGATTGTTGAAGTCCAGCAGAAGCCGATTGCGCTTGTTTTAATTCATCTTGCTGTGCTTGATAAGTTTGCGCTGCAATATCTTCTTGACGAAAAGCCTCTGCAGGGCTTGTTTGCATTACATTAGCTAATTCTGAAAGACTTGCCATATTAAGTCACCGAAGGAGAAGGAGTATTGTATTGTGAATATAAAGTAGCCAAAGGATTTAATACGTTCGCTGCACCGCCTCCCAAACCTTGTAAGCCTAATGCAGTTTGACCAACATTACCTAATGCTGTACTTTGTATTGCACCAGTACCTGTAGCAGGAGATTGTGTTGCGCCTGACAAAGATGCTAAATTCTGTAATTGTTGTTGATATGACTGACCAGCCAATTGCTGACCAAATTGTTGAGATTGTAATAAAGCACCACCTGATACTAAACGACCTTGTGCGGCTTGTTGAGCTTGTTGGGCTTGTAAACCCTGTGCCAAATTAAATTGATAACCTGGAGTTGTTGTAACAGTTTGTGGGCTAGTTAACAATTGATTTAATTGTCCTGCCAATCCTGAACGATATTGAGCAAATGGGTCAGCTTGTTGTGGAGCTACTTTACCAGCACCACCCAATAATTGAGCACCTTGAGCAAGTTGTCCTAATCCACCAACTAATTGAGCACCAGTTTTAGCAGTTCCAAGTAATCCTTGTAAACCACCAGCTTGTGCAGCTTGAATATAGGCGGGAGACATTGCTGCTCCACCTGCTGCTTGAAGCGATGCGGCAGTGGTTCCTGCAGGAAGTCCAAGCAATTCAGGTGCTGTACCTGCTGAAAGAGCATCTGCTGCTGAAGCATATCCAACACCTTGTGCGGCTGCATCTGCTCCTGTAGCCATAGTAGAGGTTAATGCACCTGCTGCTCCAGCACCGCTTGCTCCTGCCGCTAACGCACCACCGCCAACATCGGCTGCCAAACCACCTGCTGCGCCTGCTGCAGTTTCGGCTGCGGCTGCTGCGGCTGCATCGCCAACTCCTACGGCTGCGGCATCAAATGCTGCTGAACCTAGTAGCTCTGGTGCTGCTACTTCTGCTACTGCTGCGGTAATACCCATAATTCTTATCCTATAATCTTAGTGAACACTCGTTCGGTTTCTTTATATCCTAAACGGTCAAATATTGCTCCAACATCATGGTGCAATTTAGTGTTCATAATGACTCGTTGGACACCATATTTCTTCAGTATTTCCTCAGTCTTAATGAACAATTTTACACCAGTCAAGCCTTTTCGATAACTTTTATCTACATAAAATATATCGTCAATTGCCGTCAAACTATCTCTATAATGCAAATGGTACTTAATAATTACTATCAAATACCCTACCAACTTGCCATTATCTCTAGCGGTGATAATCCTCATTATCTTTGAATCACACAATTTCTTGTATGTTTCATAGTCAGGATTGAGCTTAATATGCTCTTTATCTAACGCTATTTCTTCGTAATGATGCTCCAATAATGGCTTAATTTCGTTAATAACATCATCAAATTGTTCTTCTTTGTACTCAATCATGAATCCCCCTGTTCCACAGAAACTTCTAAATACTCAAGTCTAAGCGGAGTGTTGTCAGAATGCAAGATGTCAAATGCCCGTCTACGTCCTACGCCATTACGATTGACGTTGGATTTGGCAGTATTGAGGTTAATGTTCTGCCATTCAGAAAAGTTTTGATAATCATTGTTGGTATAACGCATTAAAGCGTATGAATCTACTTTATCTCCAATAACTTGAACATCTCCATAGAATTTACGGATATTGTTACCAAAGTCTAATAAAGGAGTTCTAGCCAATACTGCAATAGGATTGCCATAGTCTTGGTAGGTTTGTGGGTCAAACTGATAAACGATGCCATCATCGTCATGTTGCAATAAGTCTAAAGTAGTGTACTTGGCATAGAACTGGCCTCTAAAGTAACCTTCTCTATTGTTTTCGATTGTTGACCAATATGTCCAACCAGTTTGAGCAAAGTCATATACTAGGGTATACCCTAAGTCTCTAAGGGTAAGTACGTATAAAGAATGTCCTGAAATCTTAATACTGAAAGCATACGCCAAATCAGGATTACACTTATTAAGAATACGCTCAATATATTGATTAGAAATGACTTGAGGAGACTGTCCTGACATAGCCATTATTTGATAGCCTTTTTGGTGGCTTGTAGACATCCAAACGAGCGTATTGTCCATCTGCACTAGGGAATCCTCTGCAGCGGCTCCAAACTGGATTACAGCGTTCTGATAGGGTAAAAATGGACTTCCTGGGGATGTACCTGCATCATAGAAGAACTCAATGGTTTGAGTACCCATAGCTACGATGTAATTAATAGTACGTCCAATAGCTACAAGTTGGTCTGCATCGGATACTACTCCAATGTAATTAATTGCTTGCCAAGTTGTAGGGTCTTCTACGTTTGAGTTGTATAACAACCCAGAAGGAGTCCCAACAACGTAATACCCATCAACAAATACCGCACCCGATACGGTAGTACTAGGATAAGAGGTAGTAAAGGTAAGAGTAACGGTTCCATTAGCTGTAGCATTTTGACTTAAAGTTAGAGTAGTACCAAATACAGTTAAAACATAAGTGCCAGCAGGAACTCCTGTACCTGACACCACCTGACCAACCTGAATTAATGCGTTGGATGCAGACAATGTTACTGTAGGTGACCCAGTAGTAGTAGTACCACTTTGCGTCGTTATGGTGCCAGCAAGGTCAATAATGGTGCCTGATGCTATAACATAGACATATCCATGATACTCATTTTTAAAAAATACTTGAGTTTGGTCTACCGAAAAGATGAAGTCATATTCATCGGTACCATCCACAGTTCCT